GGTCTTGCTAGGTTGTTAGGAGAATAATGAAAATAGGACAATGGAAAATGGCTAAAGCTTGGGAATTGTCTCCCACTTTAAAACACGAACGTGGTGCGTGGAAAGCGTTTGTTGATTTTGAAAAACAAATGGACAAGGCCCAAGATCCACGAACCGTGGACCAGGGACCACGGAACATGGCTGATGGTGGACGGATCGGGTATGCTGATAAAAATGCCGGTAAATTAGTTAAACCTTATCCAGATCGAATTAAAACTTTAGCTGTCCCAGATGGGTACGTAACTGCAAAACAATTAGCTGAAGAGTTAGGTATTGCTAAAGAAACTTTAAAAAAATATAGACTTAAAAATTTACCAGTAGATAAATATCCTTTAAAAGGATTTATAAATGAAACTTTTAAACCTATCAGAGGACCAGGAAATTATACTTATTATTTAAAACCAACAGAAGCAATGTTGGATAATTTTTCTATTTTTAGAAATAAAACGACCATTAGTCGTGATCTTCTTAAAGATGTAAAAACACTACATAATAGTGATTTAATGAAAAAGCTTAGAAAAAGTAAAAAGAAAGTACTTCCTACTTTAGAAGAGGTTGTAAAAGTTTTAGGTAAAGACGTAAAATCTCATGGACGAGCGGCAAACGCCATGGCTACTTTATCAAAAATGTATAAAGGAGAAGAATATAAACTTTTAAAACTACCTAAGAACGAAAAGCTAGGAGATTTTATGTTTAAAGCATTGAGACAAGGTGGAAAACATAACCCTTATAAACAAGCTTTTTATCAGTTAGCAATTGGAGAAATAGATAAAACTTTAGGAAATGAAGTTGGAACTCTTAAAAATTTTAAAAGATATTTTAAAGATAACTTAACTAAATATTTAGGAAAAGGTCATGGTGTTAGTTTAAATGAAGTAGCAAGTATAAGTGGTATGGTGAGAAACGATATGGCGGCTTATGGAGCGTTTGTAGATTTAACTAAAACAAAAATTAATGATGGGCTGTTAGCAAATTTTCAAGGAATATTATCTAATTCTTTAAAAGAAATTGACAAGTTAAAAGGAAGAGAAAAAGTAGAGGCAATTAAAGCTTTTAATAAAACACATATACCAAGTTTTAAAAAACAAATAGCTGCTAAATATGGAGATGAGATTGCAGAAAGCATTCGTTTCACAGAAATAGTGCCGGGTACAAAAATTCAATCGAAACACTATGCCAAAGAAGATCTACTTACATGGAAAAAGAAACATAGTATTGATTTAAAAGCTCTTGCAAAACAAAAAGGTTATTATTTAGATGTTAAAGGTGCACGTCCTTTTACAGAATTTATAGAAGCAGGAAAGATAAGCAAAGCAGGGGCCTCAAAATTCCTAACCACTTTCTCAGACAGTTTCGACGCCTTAAGTCCACGATCTATAGCGCAACTGTCAAAAATACACGGTTGTGGAAAAAAAGCAGAAGGTGGAAGTATCATGAGTTGTTTAAAGGAAAAGTTTAACGCTAAACCTGAAAAATTTTTACAACGTTCCGCTCCTCTAGCTAAAGACAATGTAAATTTATTTAAATGGTTTAAAAATGGTAGAAAAATTGCAAGAGGAACAGGTATAGCTCTTGCATGGGAAGCAGCGTTTGCCCCGATCATAGCAGGTTGGGGAGCACTTGAAGGACAAAGTGGTCAACGAATATTAAATGACATTGCTTATGGAATTCCATTTATAGGTGAAACTGAAAAAGAAGAATGGAAGAGAGAATCGGGTGGTGATGAATTAGCTTATAAGATGAAACGAATGGGTGAATTAGAGCAAGAATTAGCGTACCTTGATCAAGAAAGAGATGCTGCTATTAATAAACTAGCACATGTCCCGAAACTTCCTGGCCGTGAAGGAAAGGGTTACCAGCAACTTTTAATTGAAAGAGCTATAAAAGAAAAAGAATTAGAACTTCAAGGATTAAAAAACACTCCTGAATTTTATGAAGGTCCTGTTGGTTCTTATTATAATGAACCAGTTATACAAGATGCTTATGCCTTAGAACAACAGACTACAGCAAAAATAGCAGCTGATACAGCAGAACGAAAAAAAGCTGCTTTTGATTGGTTAAAAAAAAATAAAATTTATGCTAATCAAAACTGGCAATCACAAGTTCAAGGAAGAGCACATGGAGGCATAATGGGGTTAAAAAAGAAATGGTAAAAAACCCAACCTTAGTTAAAAACATGAAGCACGTTAAATGGAAGGAAATACCACCATTAAGAGGACCTAGTTCGCAGGGGTTGATTAAAGATAAAAAACAAGATAAGAAGAAGCAGGAGAATTTAAATGGCAGAAATAGATAAGACTCTCCCAAACATTAAACGACCGGAAGATATCGAAGAAGAAACGATAGCAGAGGTTGATGTTGCGGAGGAATTAGGAAAAGGTCCCGTTGAAGTTATAGAAGACGAAGAAGGGGCAACAATTGATTTTGATCCAACAGCAATGCCTTTACCTGAACAAGGCGATCACTTTGCAAATTTAAACGATTTATTACCAGAAGATATTACTGATCCAATAGCCAATAGACTTGAAGGAGATTATAGAGAATATAAATTATCTCGTGCTGATTGGGAAAGAGCTTACACTGTAGGCTTAGATCTGTTAGGATTTAAATATGAAAATAGAACCGAACCTTTCCAAGGCGCGTCGGGGGCGACTCACCCGGTACTTGCTGAAGCTGTTACTCAGTTTCAGGCGCTCGCTTATAAAGAGTTACTCCCAGCTGATGGACCAGTAAGAACTCAAATCATGGGAGCGAGTAATCCTATGAAAGAACAACAGTCTCAGCGTGTTAAAGATTTCATGAACTATCAACTTATGGATCAAATGAAAGAATATGAACCTGAGTTTGATCAAATGTTATTTTACCTGCCACTTGCAGGTTCAACATTTAAAAAAGTTTATTACGATGATTTATTAGGAAGAGCTGTATCTAAATTTGTACCAGCTGATGATTTAATCGTGCCATACACTGCAACATCACTACAAGATGCAACATCTGTTTGTCATGTAATTAAAATGTCTGAAAATGATTTACGTAAACAACAAGTAAATGGTTTTTATTCTGATATAGAATTAAACAGACCACAAGATGTAACTACAAATGAATTAAAGAAAAAAGAAAGAGAATTAGAAGGTATGACTAAATCACAAAGAGTCGAACCTTTATATACATTATTAGAATTCCACGTAGACCTTGATTTAGAAGGTTTCGAAGATGTTGGTCCTAACGGTGAACCAACAGGAATAAAATTACCTTATATCGTTACAATCGAGCAAGGTAGTCGGAAAGTTTTGTCGATAAGACGAAACTTCGCGCCCAATGATCCAAAGAGAAATAAAATCCAATATTTCGTCCATTTCAAATTTCTGCCAGGACTAGGATTTTATGGACTTGGACTCATTCATATGATTGGCGGATTGAGTCGTACTGCAACTGCGGCTCTCCGTCAATTGTTAGACGCGGGAACATTATCAAATCTTCCGGCAGGATTTAAACAAAGAGGTGTCAGAGTAAAAGATGATGCCGCAAACATACAACCAGGTGAATTTAAAGATGTAGATACACCAGGAGGAAACTTAAAAGATGCATTTGTATTCTTACCTTACAAGGAACCTTCTGCTACATTATTGCAATTGATGGGAATTGTCGTTCAGGCAGGACAGAGGTTCGCGTCGATTGCTGACATGCAGGTCGGTGACGGGAACCAATCAGCAGCTGTTGGTACGACTGTAGCCCTATTAGAGCGTGGCTCACGGGTAATGTCAGCAATCCATAAAAGACTGTATGTATCGTTAAAGCAAGAATTTAAATTACTTGCTAATATCTTTAAAACTTATTTACCTCCGGAATATCCATATGATGTTGTAGGTGGACAGAGAAATGTTAAAGTTACAGATTTTGACGATAGAGTAGATATTCTACCTGTTGCTGATCCAAATATATTTTCAATGTCACAAAGAATTTCATTAGCACAATCTGAATTGCAATTAGCTATGTCTAATCCACAAATGCATAATTTATATATGTGTTATAGAAAAATGTATGAAGCATTAGGTGTAAAGGATATTGATAGAATATTACCACCACCTCCACCGAATCAACCTAAAGATCCGGCGATCGAACATATTGATGCAATGGGCATGAAACCTTTTCAAGCGTTTCCAGGTCAAGATCATAGAGCACACGTTACAGCTCACTTAAATTTTATGGCAAGTAACTTTGTTAGAAATAATCCTAGTATTACTGCAGCATTAGAAAAAAATATTATGGAGCACATATCATTGATGGCACAAGAACAGGTACAATTAGAATTTGCTCAAGAATTTCAAATTTTACCACAAATGCAGCAACAAGCTGTTCAAGACCCACAAGTGCAACAACAGTTTCAACAAATATCTCAAAAGATTGAAGCAAGAAAAGCTGTATTGATTGCAGATATGACTGAAGAATTTTTAAATGAGGAAAAAGCTATTACTAGCAGATTTGATCATGATCCATTATTGAAACTTAAAGAGAGAGAAGTTGATCTTAAAGCAATAGATGCTGAAAGAAAACAACAAGAGGTAGATGCAAGAATTAATTTAGATAAAGCTAAAATGGTTCAAAACAGAGAAATCACTGATGATAAACTGGAACAGAACGAAGAATTAGCTGAATTAAGAGCAGATACAGCAATTGAAAAATCATTGATATCTGCTGATGTTAAACTGACTTCAGATAGAATGAAGGCTAAAGATGTTAAGACCTTGAAAGGTCCTAAATCTTAGTATATACAAACCCTAGGAGAAAAATATGGCAAAAGAAGGCAAAGGATACAATCAGTCAATGTTTACTAACAAAGACGGTTACTTAAAAGGCGGAAATAAAATTTCTATTCCACCGCAGAATTTAATAAGAGATCCAAGAGCTAAATCTAGCATTAGAGGATCAAGCGCTAGAATTGCAACTGGTGATAAAGTAACTGTTCGAAGTACAGGTGGCAAAGGTTCATCTACTAAAGCTAGAAAACAGACAGCAACTTGGTATTAGTATGTGGTTATCGGCAATTAAATTAGCCGTTTCTGCTGGAAGTAAAATTTACGCTAACCGACAGAAGACGAAAATGGCAATGTCAGATGCACAGTTAATGCATGCTGAACGACAAGCTCGTGGTGAGGAAGCTTACCAGGGAAAATTGTTAGAAGCTCGTCAAGCAGATTATAAGGACGAGGTGGTTCTCGCGATATTGACACTTCCAATTTTGGTGCTCGCATATGGGGTCTGGTCGGACGATCCGGCGGCCATGGATAAGATAAAAGTGTTCTTTGAGCATTTCCAGGCGCTTCCATCATGGTTCACTAATTTATGGATACTTGTATGTGCGTCAATTTTTGGTATAAAGGGTACACAAATTTTCAGAAATGGAAAAAAATAAGGAGTAAATATGAGAAATGATTTTGGAACAAGACCTTACAAATCTAGATTCCCGTACAAAGGTGGCAAAAGTGTTTCTAAGAAAAAGAAACAAGGCTACAAAGATAGAGAAGATGAGTCTCTAGGTATGAGAACTGGAAAAGAATCCACTAAGAAACAATCTATGAAAGATCGTAGAGATGAATCTTATGGAGCTTGGGGTAAAAGAAAATCTGGTAAAATTAATAAGTAGGTAGTTATGTCAATAGTTGGAGCAGCTCTGAGAGGATTTGGTAGAGCTTTAAAAAATAAAAAAAGAAGTGGAACAATTAAATCTATCAAACCTGCAAAAGATTTAACAGGACGAAGAAAAAGTTATGAGTCAATGGTTGACACTGTAAATAAGCAGTACACAACTAAAGGTGTTAAACCAGGACAAAGTGGTTCTAAAATTAAAAAAGAAGCTACTTCAAAAGCTTCTGCACTTCATGATAAATATGAAAAAGCTTCAAGCGATGTAAAAAAATATAATAAAAGACTGAAACAAAAAGCTTTTGGTGGCGCTAGTGCCACAGTTGCTGGAGGAGTTGGTGCACACTTAGCCGCTAAAAAGAAATTTCCAAAATATAAAAAATTTATAGAACAGGATATTGCAGTTAAAGACGGCAAATTAAAATTAGTTACTAAAAAGAAAAAATAATGAGAAGTTTTAGATCACCAAACTCTGGACAAACATCTTTAACGTTGCAACATGCAACAAATCCTAGATCAGGATATAGACCACCAGCAGGCCATAACGCTGATGGATATATGATGCCTGAAAGAGTTGGATTTAAAAAAGGTGGCTGGATTCAAGACGTAAATAAATCAATTAAAAAACGTGGAACTAAAGGAAAGTGTACACCTATTACAAAAAAAGGTTGCACTGGACGAGCAAAAGCTTTAGCAAAGACATTTAAGAAAATGGCTAAGAAAAGAAAAGGAAAATAATATGCCTTTAAGAAAAATAAAAGAAAAACCTAAAAGTTGGATTACTAAAAAAGTAAAACCAACAAAGTGGATTACTAAAAAAGAAAAATCTAAAAGTACTCTTACGGGCACTGACACAACACGTGGTGGTGGACCAGATGAAGGTAATGTAGGTTATAACAAAGATATGATTTACAGACATGGAGAACGCAGAAAAAATTTGAGAGAAGCAGTGGAAAAATTAAAAAAAAGACCGGAAAGAACACTTAAACCCTATCGTGCTAAAAAATCTGTGGGTGGTATAACGAAAATTTTAAGGAGACTTGGAAAAGAAATAAAAAAACAACCACTACCAAAAAAAACAAAAGATTTAGATAAAAAATTTAAAAAAGCTTTTCCACATCATGATTCAGCAGGAAAGTTAAAAAAAGCTGGAGGTGGAAGAGCCATTTATAAATCAGGTGGTGCAGTCATGACTGGTAAAAAAGTAGGCTGCCAAATAAAATAATGATTAAACATTTTATAAATTGGGTGAAAGGTTTATTTACACCTAAAAAAGAAGAACCAGTAGTTTTGGAAGAAGCTCCTGCAGAAAAAAAAACTATTAATCATTGTGGAAGTCACAACAGATTTAGAAAGAATTGCCCTGACTGCTTAAGAGTAATAGCACTTATATAATGGATTTAGAAAACGTAATATATAAATTAAGACGAGCTTTAGATAATAGAGTTAAAACATTAGCAATCTCTGTAACGTCCGGAGGGGTTGACAGTATGGAAACATATAAGTATATAATAGGACAAATAAACGCCCTAGAGGCAACTAAACAGGAACTCTCTAACCTGCTAGACAATAAGGAGCAAAATGAAAACAGAGGCACAGTCATCAAAATCAACGGCGCAAAGCCAAAAGATAATCACACCAAATAAAGAATTAGTCGGAGTTAAAAAATCCGAACCTAAAAAAGAAATTACAAACGAAAAAGATAAACTACCACAACCAACTGGTTGGAGAATGTTAGTTCTTCCATTTAGAATGAGTGAAAAATCTAAAGGTGGAGTTTTATTTTCACATGAAACTATAGATAAACAACAAATTGCATCACAGTGCGGAAACGTATTAGCGATGGGTCCACAATGTTATAAGGATAAAGAACGTTATCCTCATGGCCCATGGTGCAAGGTCGGTGATTGGGTGGTCTTTGCTCGTTATGCAGGATCACGTATACAAATTGAAGGTGGGGAAGTAAGGTTGTTAAATGAAGATGAAGTTTTAGCAACTGTCAAGAATCCAGAGGATATCTTGCATCAATACTAACATAGAAGGAGAAAACTATGCCAGAAGACAAAAAAACAGTAGATATAGATACTTCAGGACCTGAAGTAGATGTAGATATTGAAGAAAAAAAGGATGAAGCCGTTATTGAAACGGAAGCACCTAAAGAGGAAACCCCGGAACAAGAAACAGTAAAAGATGAAACAGCAAAAGAAATAAAAAAGGAACAAAAACAAGAAGACTCTAAGTTAGAGGATTATAGTAAAGGTGTTCAATCTCGTATTGCTAAACTTACTCGTAAGATGAGAGAAGCAGAACGAAGAGAAGACGCAGCTATACAATATGCTCAAGCTTTAGAGAAAAAAAGGCAACTTGATCAGGAAAGATTTCAAAAAGTCGATGCTGATTATAGTAAAAAAGTTGAGGAGCATGTAAAAACTGGAATGGAATCTGCGCAAAAAAGTTTAGCGCAAGCCATTGAAGCAGGTGATGCAGCTGCTCAAGTCGAAGCAAATAAACGTATTGCCGAACTAGCGTTCGAAAATGCGAAAATACAACAACAACAAAGAGTTGTACAGGACGAGAAACCTGCACAGCTTTCTGACGGTGGAAAACTACCAGAAAGAACTCCACAATCATTACCTGAAGCTGATCCTATGGCTGAAGATTGGGCTGCTAAAAATAGATGGTTCGGAACTAACCGAGCTATGACATTTACAGCGTTTGAGATTCACAAAGATCTAGTGGAAAAAGAAGGTTATGATCCTAAATCAAATGAATATTATGAAGAAATAGACAAACGTATAAGAGTTGACTTTCCTAATAAATTTGATAATAGTGGAGATATACAAACGACTAGACCCGTTCAGTCGGTGGCTTCTGCGAATAGAAGTGCAAAAACTGGTCGCAAACAAATGAGACTCACATCATCTCAAGTAGCAATAGCTAAAAAATTAGGTGTGCCACTCGAAGAATATGCAAAACAATTAAAACTCACGAAGGAGGCATAAGCATATGACAAAAGATAAGAAAACAACTTCTCGTGCGGCTGATACACGGTCAAAAACTGAAAGGCCAAAAGTGTACAAGCCACCATCCTCTCTGGATGCACCACCAGCGCCTAATGGCTTTAGGCACAGATGGATCAGAGCCGAATCTGTAGGATTCCAAGATAGTAAAAACATTTTTGGAAGACTTAGAGAAGGATATGAATTAGTGAGAGCTGATGAATATAAAGATTCTGATTATCCTGTAGTTACTGAAGGCAAATACGCTGGAGTCATTGGAGTAGGAGGCCTATTGTTGGCTAGGATACCCGAAGAACTCGCGAAGCAACGTGTTGAGTATCAGAAGAAACTTACTGAAGGTCAAGACGAAGCAGTTGAAACCGACTTGCTAAGGGAACAACATAAGAGTATGCCGATCGATGTTGATCGACAGTCTCGTGTAACCTTCGGTGGTACAAAGAAAAGTTAATTTTCTCGGGATAACAACCAATTCCCTACTATCGATTTAAATAAACCCGTCTATAGAGATATAGACAAAAGGAGTAATAACTATGGCAAATAGTAACACAGCTGGTGACGGTTTGAATGCTACAAGTATGCTTGGAAATACTCCTGCTCCGCAAGGTCAATCTGCTTATAAGATTGACGCTGGATACGGAACTGCTATTTATAATGGCGCTCCCGTTGTCAGTGCAGCAGGATATATGACTGAGGGTACAGTAGTAACAACTGGAACCACTTCAATGTGCGGCGTGCTAAATGGTGTTTTCTACAACGCGGCTACAACTTTAAAGCCAACTTGGGATAACTACTATGCAGGCAGCATTACTCCGGCTAACAGTGAAGATATTACAGCGTTCGTTAATGATGCGCCGTGGCAAAACTACGAAATCTTTACAGATGCAGCAGTAACACAGGCAGGTTTTATGGAAACATATAACATGAATGCAGCATCTGGAAGTACAACCACAGGTAAATCAACTAACACGTTGGATATTGGATCTACACATGCTACTAACTACTCATGGAGATTATTAAGGGTCGCTGACGATCCTGAAAATAATGACATAACTGCAGCTTACTGCAAAGTTGTTGTTATTTCTAATTTAAATGAGTTTGTTGATAGCGCATAATAGGAGCATATAGACATGGCAATATCAAGAGCACAGCTAGTTAAAGAACTAGAACCAGGCCTAAATGCACTATTTGGGCTGGAGTACAAACGGTATGACAATGAGTCTGCCGAAATATACGTTACTGAATCTAGTGACAGGGCTTTCGAAGAGGAAGTTATGTTATCAGGATTCGCTAACGCTGATGTAAAAGCAGAAGGTCAAGGCGTATCTTACGATACAGCACAAGAGACTTACACTGCTCGTTACACTATGGAAACGATCGCTTTAGCTTTCTCAATTACTGAAGAAGCAATTGAAGATAACTTGTATGATAGACTTGCGTCTAGATATACAAAAGCTTTAGCAAGATCTATGTCAAACGCTAAACAAGTGAAAGCGGCTGTCCCATTAAATAATGGTCTACCTTCAGTAGGCACATATAAAACTGGTGACACTGTTTCTTTGTTCTCAACAAACCACACTACAATAGCTGGGGCTTGTTCGAACACACTTACTACTCAAGCGGACTTAAACGAAACTTCATTAGAACAAGCACTGATCGATATCGCTGCAATGACTGATGAAAGAGGTTTAAAAATCGCTGCGAGAGGCGTGAAGATGATAGTTCCGTCTGCTAATCAGTTTAACGCTGAGAGATTATTAAAATCTCAAGGTAGAACTGCTACAGCAGATAATGACATCAATGCAGTCAACTCTATGGGAATGATTCCTCAAGGATACAGAGTGAACCATTTCTTAAATGATTCTGACTCATGGTACGTCATTACGGACGTTCCAAATGGTATGAAACACTTTGAAAGAACTCCATTGACAACTTCAATGGAAGGTGATTTCGATACTGGTAACGTTAGATACAAAGCTAGGGAAAGATACGTCTTCGGCGCATCTGACTATAGAGGTATCTTCGGCGTTGAAGGTGCGTAATAACTAAAATTTTGTGGCGGCCTTAAAACCGCCACAATCTACATATAAAAGGTGAGATTCATGAAAAAATTTACAGTAAAAATATGGGCTTATGATCACTACGCTTCTTTTAATGTAGAAGCTGAGGATACTGCTGAGTCTATTGAAAATTCTATCCTTGACAAAATTGGAGAAAAAAGTATAAAGTGGGAATCAACAGGAATGTTTTCGGACACTCCTAACCGAATAACCTATGAGGAGGTTATAGATGATACAAGACCTATACAAACAGAAAAGGTCCTTGGAGTTGAGGTGGCAGTTAGAGTATGAGCAAAGTGGCAAATATACTCTTGATATGGTCAGAATTGATAATGCTATTAAAGACACTATCAATGAGATTAAAGCCGAAGAATCTAAAATTGCAGATCGAGAAAATGCAATTAATAGTGCTGCCCCCGAAGTTTCTGTGGCTACTTAAATAAACGCCACATCGCTGAAATCGTATATTTCTGTAAGGATCTCTTGCACTCTACTAAAATCTCATATATAAAATAATTACTATACAATTAATAATAACTATTAAATGTAGACGCGTATAGTCGACATGCCCCTGGGGACTACATTTAAGATATTCTAGGAGGAATATTATGGCAAACACATCGTTTAATGGTCCGGTTAGATCCGAAAAAGGATTTCAACAGATCAATAAAGCAGCTAGTACAGGAGTTATAACATCAAGGTTTTTAGGAACGAAACCTGATTTAACTAGTTTAACTGCAACTGTAGTAGCAACATCAGCAACATTAACTTATGCGGCTAATGTAATTACGGTCAACAACTACACAGGAGCAGCTGCACAAGCGGTAACATTACCGGCAGCAACAGTAGGAACTTATGTAGTTCATGCTCAATCAGATGATACAACTGGTGGAGTACTTACTTTGACTTTTACATGTGCAGGAAGTGATGTTTTTAGAACTGGATCAAAAGTGGAAAGTAGAGCCACTGGAACAGTTCAAACTATAGATACATCGATAGCAGATGAAACGGTATTAACGTACACACCTGCGAATGCAGCAACCAATAGTTTAACTCATGGTTGTTATCTGTATTTTACTTGTTTTGAAAAAGGCATTTGGAATTTTGCTCATGACTTGTCAACAAGCAATACTGCAGATACAGGCGCAGCTGCTTGGAGTTAATAAATAAATAATTAAGTGCTCCTTCGGGAGCACTTTATTAAGGAGAAAAAATGGGAACATATATAAGTAACGTAAAAACTACTCGAGGAACAACTTCTTTTACAGTTTTTGCTGGACCTTGTAGAATTTTAGGAATTTGGTACGTAAGTGATGGAACCGCTGGCAGTATTACAATTAAAGATGGCGGTGGATCTGGAACTTCACTTGCTGTTTTTGATATTGGAATTGGCGGAACAAGTGCGGGAGAACCATTATCGGGTAATATTATAATTCCAGGAAATGGTCTTTATTGTGCAACAAGTGGATATGCAACTTTAAGTGGCGTAGATAAAGTTACCGTATTTTATGGATAGGAGTTTAGATGGCAAATACAACATCGGGCTCTTATACATTTGAAAAGAATTTTGCAATTGACGATATCATTGCAGAAGCGTACGAGCGTATTGGTCTAGTAGGAACTGCTGGACATCAAATACATAGCGCTCGAAGATCTTTAAATATTTTATTTCAAGAATGGGGAAATAGAGGAATTCATTTTTGGGAAGTAGGTGATACTAATATTGACTTAATTGAAGGTCAAGCTGAATATACTTTTTATAGATCAACAGGTGATGGAACATCTTCTGTTACAGTAGGTGGAACTTCCGGTGCTTCTACTTATGGATTATCAGATATTTTATCTGCTCAATATAGAACAGATAGAACCTCTACAGATCAAACAGATTTACCAATGACAAAAGTTGCAAGATCAACCTATGCAGCTTTCTCTAATAAATTAACTAAAGGAACTCCAAGTCAATTCTGGGTTCAAAGATTCGTGGACAAAGTTACGGTAACCATTTACCCAACACCTAATTCTACAGCTGCATCTAAAGATATGCACATTTATTTTGTTAAAAGAATTCAAGACGCAGGAGCTTATACTAATGCAACTGATGCTCCTTATAGATTTGTTCCTTCTATGACGGCAGGTCTAGCATTTTATTTATCACAAAAATATGCACCACAAAGATCTCAAGAATTAAAACTATATTATGAAGATGAATTAGCAAGAGCACTAGCGGAGGATGGATCAGCGGCGAGTACGTATATTACACCGAAAACTTATTATCCAAATATATAATGACATTATTAACTAAAGGAATGGGAGTTGTTAAAAAAATAATGGCTAAGACTAAGGCTGGAAGAAAAGATCAAGTATTAGATACTATAAGAAAAAGCAGAAATAAAAGGCTTCCAAAAAAACTTAGAAATAAAAAAGTAAAAATAGAAGGCAAAGAATATAAGAGTGATCAACATGTTATGGATCCAGATACTCATGCTAATGTTTCTTCCGCACCAGATAAGGAAGTGAAAGCATGGTTAAAACATAAAGGGTTTAAAGAATAATGGGACAATTTTCAAAAGGTAGATATGCATTAATGATTTCAGATAGATCAGGTGCAGCATTTCCATATAGAGAAATGGTTCAAGAATGGACTGGTGCCTGGGTACATAGATCTGAATATGAACCTAAACAACCTCAAGTTTCACCAAGACCACATGGTTCCGACCCACAAGCTTTACAACATGCAAAACCTGCAAGAACAGAATTTGCAGTAGCTGATTTATTAGAAAATGATCCTTTAGAAACATATCAAGTAGGTTCTGCAATTATAAATGTTAATTTACCAGGTCACGGTTATACTACTGGAGATACAAAAAGATTTAGAGGTCCTTTAGGAGCTGGTGGAACATATGGTAATCCAGAAGAAGTTGGCGGCATTACAGGAGCAACGATTGCAAAAGCTGCAGGATATACTATAACTGTAGGTAAATATGTAGATGGTGCAACTGATACAGATGGACCAAATGGTACTGGAATTTATGGAACAGATTGGTTTTATTTTAGCGCTGATACAAACGCGACAAGTGTCGCAACAGGAGGAGGTTACCCGATGTCCGTTGGACCGGTAACTATACAAAAATAATGGCTGGATACACTTT